TATACTCCTGACCCTATCGGCCTGTTTATCTTTTCTTGAAGCCATTATCTTCTATTGCGTGGCCTACCAATACCACCCTGATAACCTAATCCAGAACCTGCACCACCTCTACCACCTCTACCACCTACACCTCTTCCACCTGGATCAGGTATACATGCCGGTGCTTGTCTGCCAGATGCATCAGGAGCACCAGCATTTGGATTAGGCACCATTCCAGTTGGACATCCAGCGTCAGGTCCACCTCTCTGCTGTGGTCTGCTTTGGCCACCTCTAAATGCGTTTTGTCGCCTACTATTTCCCCTCATATTTGCTTGTCTATTTCTACCATTAGGCATGATATGCCTCCTTTATCTATTTATATAAGATTGTCTACTTGTATCAAATGGTGCAGTATCTCCACCACCTTTATGATGATATTTAGCCCACCATTCAGCATTAGATATTTCTCCTATATCTCCTATTTTTGCTGTACCCATCAATTTGTCTGCTAAAAAAAGTATATCCTGTTGTTCTTTTGTAAGCTCAGAAAAATCTACATCTCCCTTTGGATTCGGGTATTCTGATGGATTATCTGTATCAAAGTACTGTTTAGCCCACTTTGGTAACTTATTATAGCCTTCCGTTGTCATCTGACCTTTTTTATCAGAATAGGCTTTTAAAAGATTATTCATTGCCGTTCTTCCAGCCCCACTTCCATCAAGAGTCTCTAATTCATACTGATATAAACCTCTACCTGGCCCTTCTTTAGAACCAACTACCCTCTCAGGATCTTCCTCACTATAAACATTACTTTTTTGCTTAATTGATGGATCCATAGTTCTAGCAGACTCATGCCATGCTATCATATTCATTAATTCCTCTACTTGGATCTGAAAATCTTTCGGATTAATGTTCATATTCGACTCTTGCTTTAAATTTACTACTTTCCCCATAAGAAAATCATATGGCTCTAGTGCCTCGTACTCTGTTGGATAAGCCATTACCTTAAACCGCTCCCGCCACGTCGTCTTTTTTTTTGACCCTTACCACTTCTCTTGCGCTCTATTGTCGTACCCTCTGGTGGGATAGCTTGTACTTCTCCTGTATTAATTAGTACGGAAAGTAAGATAAGCTTAATCATTTCTTAACGCACTTACCATTCTTATCTCTCTTATAACCAGAAGGACATTTAGCTCCATACTTCTTTTTCATATCACCAGTCTTAAGGGAACTGGTATCCTCTACATTTAAATCTTTTGTTCCAAATACATCAGCCATTATGCAGTGACCCAACTTTTAGCTTTTGGTTTATGTTTATAATGTGTACCATCCTTATTTTCTATAATGCCTTTAGGAGGATGGGCATACTTGCATGCATAAGCTAATGCATCTATAGTATCATCATGGCCCATTCTAGGTCCGAAAGTTATAATCTCTCTTTGAAGATCGTACATATCTTTCTTAATGTAAATCGAACCGATCGAAAACCGTTGAGCAAGGATTTCTTGTATCCTGTCACGTTTCGACATTCTGTTACCTGGTTTTTCAGCAGCGTACTTAACTGAAAAGTCATTCCGCCTACGCATTTCTGCCATAAGCGCTTGAAAAATTGGGCGAGACATTGAAGTCTCTTCGATTGTAAAAAGGGCAGGATGATGGATGTTATTAAGCTCAAACATGTAATCAACGATTCCCTTTTTAGTATCTCCTGGGATGCCGAGAACAGGGAGTGAACGCTTGCGAATATAGTTAAGAACATATACATTGTTATCTGAATCAACGCCAACAGTAAGTAAAACGCTGAAGTCACTATCCCTACGCTGAGAATCTGTAGCGGGATCCACACCCGTGAAGACATTAATCGGCTTAATATCCCCTTCAACAGTGTGTACATACGATACCCCAGTCTCTTCATCATGTATAGAATTTCCTTCCCAGTACTTTATATGATTCCTGTTAAATATTGAATCTTCTTCATTCTGCACTTCCATCATATATTCTTGGTAGAATTTCTGAGGTTGTCCAGAATCAGTGTAGAATTTTTTCTTTCTCTCCATCTCCTGATGTCCAAACCAACTTGGCCACAAAGGAGTGCTATCTTCTTGTAATGCTTTGTAAGTTATCACTTTCCAGCTGAAATCTTTTCCTTCAGCCTGCGCCCTATTATAGTTAACAAGGATATTATTGATGAAACTATCAAAATGAACGGGAGTACCGTTAATCCTAAGACGACCAGTATGAGGTTCAAGAGCAGGAAATACAACAGCCGTAACAAGGTTAGAGATTTTAGCTCTAGACTCAGGGGTAATGGTGTTATTTTCGTCCTCAAAATCGTCCAGTACAATAAGGTCATAGCGTTTATGAAGTTTAGCACCACCGCGTATACCTGAAAGATTTGATTTGCTGAGTAGCTTACACCCGCTTTTAAGTTCGATATCATCTTCAGTCCATTTTCTCCCTTTTAAACTGCCGAAATAATACAAAAACTTTTCATTATACTCCAAGTGATATTTTATATAATCTAGATTTGGAACAGATATCTTTGAACTTGCTGCAACCCAACCATAGAAAAGAGGCTCTGTTGCAAATACAAAATCATGCAATAACCCACATTTCGTCATAACTGTCTTTCCATGTCCCCTAGGCAGTATAACAGCTAGTTGTCTTATACTCTCATCATTGACTGCATCCGCAACCTCATAATGAAAGAAAGGCGTCTCAGAACGCGTAAAATCATCTGGCAGAAAGAGCTTCCCGAATGCAACTAAGTCATTCTTAGATAGAAGTAAATCTTCTTCTGCTTTCGATATATTTTTCGTATTAATATTGGCCATTCTGTCCTGGTGGTCCAGGCTGTGGAGGCATAGGAGACTGTCTAGGTTGCATAGGAGCAGGAGATTGAACATCCGCTGGAGCTTGCTGCTGATTAAAAGCAGCACCCATCATATCTTCTTCAGGTACAACTGACTCTACTATAGGTATTAGATCCCTAACCCTACCTGTATGTAAATGAGATAATCTCTGTAGTAAACCAGCATCCTCAAGAATTGTAGACTCAAGTCTTCCAAGATCTCTTAATTTATCAATAGCATTACCTGAAGCTCTTATATCTTCCCATTTCAATGCCCTCTCTTCTACTAGGCCTGTATTTAAAGTCTTAAGCCAATGCTTAAAATCTAATGCACCTTTATGTGGATCATGCCTATAAGAATCTTGAAAAAGCTGAACAATTTGAGCTTCATACTTTCCCTGCTCTGTAGGATTCATCTCATCTTCATATTCTGAGTGCATTATAGTTCCCGCATCCACAGCATTCATTTTGCCAAACACTTTATCATCTATCTTAGCCATCCTTTGTTCCTTCCTTTAATTGCGGTCTTTCCACATCTTCCAGTTGCTCTGGAGTAAATCCTTGGAATAATGCACCAGATACCTGGGTTAATTTTGTTTGACTTTTGTCTTCAAGATCTAAGATATCACTTAATTTAAATAAAGCCCTTAAGCGTATATCATCCTTATCAGCACCCTTAGATAGGGTCTGTATATCGCTAAGTACTGACTTATCATCTATACCTAGTTCATCAAGTACTGGTTTCAGTTCTTCTTTCATAGCTGTTGTTACTCTTTCTGTTTTTAGTAATTGTACGGATTTAATATGAGCATAATTAGGATTATTAGTCGGATATGCTTTCATATAGGCTTCTTGCGGACTCAAGCCAGATGCTAAGAACTTAACAAAGACTAATTCGTAGCGGGTAAGTGTGGTCCGGTCCAAGAGAATATCATCAGAGCTCTTACTTCCCCCAAAAGTATAAATATTTACTCTGCGGTTCGTATCCATCTTAGTTTTAAGATCGACTGGAAATGTTCCAGTACATGTACCAACATACTCTCTGACCTTATTCCGCCCGTATCTACGTATCATCTTTCCTCGTCTCAGCACCTGGATAATACAGTCATCATCTGCTCTGGTCCAGTCGCCAACGCGACTATTTCGCCAGTCATCAATGACTATGAGTCCAATAGGTAATTTATCATCAGGTTCATAAACTCTATGTTCCAATCCATTTACTTTATAGCATCGCATTCGCTTCTACGACTTTTTCCCCTTCTTTGCCATTTTTTTGAAGGTCTTTGCGAGATTGTACCTCTTTGATCCTGGCGGACAACTTTGACTTCCAAATTTGCTCCCCGTACACACGCCCTCTGTTCCACGCTCTCTTATAGAGGCGTTTGCTTTCTGGATCCATCTCTTGTCTTTTGCCACTATTTGCCTTCTTCATATTTTTGTTTAGGATAGCGATAGTGGATCGAATTAGTTTCCTCTCCATGTATATCAGCGTCTTGTACGCTATGTTTCTCACCCACCGGATGAGGCTTACCCGAAAACGGTCAAGTATGGTAAGCTTTTGATTTCCCTTTCACTTCTTTCTTTTTTTGTACGGCAGCCATTTATTTAATGTCTCCTGTCTTTCTTTACATCCACTACAAGGCTTGATTCCAGTGTAATCACCTATGACTCGTGCAAGAGTATCGCCCAAACCTCTAGCAAGACTCTTATCGTCACATTCTTTACATGCCATTACTTCTCCCTCTTTAGTTATTACTTTGACTTGTGTTTGCCAAGTTGCGTATGCAACTTATTATGCCTCCCCTAGAATGTAACATCCTGCAATAAGTTCCATACCCTCTTTGTCAAAATAGTCTTCTAGATCCACACTATTATATGATTTTATTGACTCTTCTGCAACCTCTTCTTCTATATACTCTACCTCTTCAGTCTCATCATTGTATACAATAGTCAAATTATATACTTTCATATTCGACCTCCTTTAAGTTTTAAAGCATAGTAACTAGTAGTAGTTTACTAGGTCTTACAAATACCATGCAAGTCTTTTTTTCAGTTTTAAGT